GTAGGCGCGCAGGCGTCCCACTCTGGCGGGAGCCCCATGAGCCAGCGGGAATGTGCCGGGTTCAACTGGCCGCCACTTTCCATCGCGGCAGTGGAGCCAATCAGCATCTCGCCAGTGGCCGTTAGTCGCGCTGGGCCGTCTGTCGTAGTCCAGCCCGCTTGCCACACCACGCGTCCCAGCAACGCATTCTCCGGCACGTTCAGGCACTCCTGTCCGTCCTTCCAATCCCGCGTCGTGGGTGTCGGCCAGCCCGCCAGTTGCACTTGGTCCTGTAGCGCCCCCGACCTGTTCTCGCCCTTCCCCGCTTCCGTGTAGCGGTTGTAGTCCGTGCCCTTCGTGTCGTGGACTGTCGGCGTTGCCCAGCCTGCCAGCCTCGCAGCATCCGCTGGGTTCAAGCCGGGGTTCATGCCCCGCCGCACTTTCGCCTCCGGGTCTTCCCCCTTGCCGTTGTTCGTGCAATTTGGCGTCGGCCAGCCGCTCTCCGACAAACCAGAGACGCTGACGGATGTGCGGGGCGCCGATGCCCGCAGCGCACAGATCTGCCGCCCCAACGGCGTAGCCCGATGCTTCCATGTCAGCGCATACAGCGTCGAGCCAGCCGAGGCCGTCCTTGCTTGCAACCTGCTCTCCAAAGACAACTGCAGGGCGGCACTCTGCGATGAGCCGATGGAACTCAGGCCAGAGGTGGCGCTCGTCTTCGACGCCTTTGCCTTGACCGGCGGCGCTGAAGGGCTGGCAGGGACAGCTTCCGGTCCAGACGGGTCTGGCGTCATCCCATCCGGCGAGGCGGAGGGCATGGGACCAGACGCCGATCCCGGCGAAGAAATGGCACTGGGTGTAGCCGCGCAAGTCTGCCGCAGCCACGTCCCGAATTGATCTGTCATCTACATCACCGTCCGCTATCAAACCGCTCTTGATCAGGTTTCGCAGCCATTGGGCTGCATAAGGGTCGAACTCGTTATAGTACGCTGCCATTCATCCACCTCCGTTTTTGACCATAGTGTAGTGTAGTTCTGGTTGCGTGCCCGCATGTCCTCTGCAAACTTGCGTTGCAGCGACGACAGCCGGCCGTTGGGCGCCTTCAGTTCCACGAACCACGTCGCCCCACCAGGCAGGCAGGCGATGCGGTCGCTGACACCCTTGCAGTTCAACGCGCGGAACTTGTAGGTGACGCCACCCATGCGCTGGACGGTCCACACAAAGTATTGTTCAATCTCGCGTTCCATGCCCATTATGTATCAAACAATCATTGACAGGTCAACAAACATTCTGTAGCGTTGGGCCATCAACACAGGAGGGTACAGTGGACGAGATTGCAGAAATCGACAAGGAAGTGCGGGACTTGCGGGCGCGTATATTAGAACTGAACAAACGCCGCATTGCCTTAAAAAAGTTGGCTAAAACAAATGCTGCGCAGCGCGCGGCGCCATTAGACCTCTCGCATCTCTATAACATACCCATCCGCGCGACAAACCTAAGAACCTATGCGGTCAATGAGTTGAAGAGGAATAATATAGAGACGATTGGTGATCTAACGCAAAAAACGCGGGAGGAAGTTCGCAAAATCCGGAATTTAGGTGAAGGCAGTTTTACGGACATTGAAGCCATGATGTTGACGCTTGGTGTAAGTTTTAAGGGAGACGAATAATGGCTGCTCACTCAAATGTCGTCGGCGGTTCGACCGCCAAGCGCGTGCTGGCCTGCCCCGGCAGCGTCGCGCTCGTCCGCACCATGCCCCCGCAGCCGTCGTCGGTCCACGCCGACACCGGCACGCTGCTGCACAACACCATCGCCACCATCCTGGAGACGGGCAAGGACCCGCAGGAGTTCCTGGGCGTCACCTACAACGGCATCGAACTGACCGACGACCTGATGGAGCGCAAGCTGCTGCCGGCACTCGCGTCCCTTGACGAGATCGACCCCGACAAGATGATGGAGTACGCCGTCGAGCAGGTCGTCGGCTTTGGCGCCGCCCTGCCGGGCGTGTTCGGGTCCGCCGACGTCGTGGGTCGGATGGGCAAGCGCGGCATCCTGCTGGATTGGAAGTTCGGCGACGGCGTCGCGGTGGACGCGGAGGAGAACCCGCAGGGGCTGTTCTACGTCGCCGCAGCACTCCGTACCGAGAAGACCGCATGGGCCTTCAAGGACGTCGAGGACATCGAGATCATCATCGTGCAGCCGCCCTACGTGAAGCGCTGGGTGACGACGCCCGCCCGCGTCAAGCAGTTCGAGGCCGACCTGATGCTGGCGGTGCGCGCGGCCGAGCAGCCCGGCGCGCCACTGGCGGCGGGTGACCACTGCCGCTGGTGTACCGCCAAGACGATCTGCCCGGTGGTCAGCGGTGCCGTCGCCCGCGCCACCCGCACGGCCCTGAAGACGGTCAACGTGGACCGCTTGGCCGAGGCGCTGGGCCAGATCGACTTGCTGGAGGGCTACATCAAGGACGCCCGCGACATGGCGCAGCAACTGCTGGAGGCAGGCGTTGACGTTCCCGGCTGGAAGTTGGTGCCCAAGCGCGCCACCCGCAAGTGGGTGGACGACAAAAAAGTCTTGACGACCCTGACCGAAGCAGGGCTTAATATCGAACAATTGACGGAGCCGAAGTCGCCCGCGCAGATGGAGAAGGTGTTGAAGAAGCACAATGTCCCGATGCCGTCTGACCTGATCGTGTCCGTCTCAACAGGTAACACGTTGGCAAGCGCGGACGATCCGAGGCCCGCCGTGCTTAACATCGGAAAGCAGTTAACCACCGCGCTTGGAAAGATTGCTTAACATGCCGACCCAACAGGAACTGAAAGAACTGTTGCACTATGACCCTGATACAGGCGTTTTCACTTGGAAAGCGGCAGTTGGTAAACGTATTAAAATAGGACGGACAACCGGGACGCCGAACGGAAAAGGATATTTGCGGGTTAAAATAAAAGGCCGTCTCTACTTAGCTCACAGGTTGGCGTGGCTATACGTCTACGGAGTTTGGCCTAAATGGCCGGAGGTACAGATCGACCACATTAATAACGTTCGCAGCGACAATAGAATTGAAAATCTTCGTGTATCAACACATCGTCAAAACAGCCAAAACAGAAAAAAAGTTCTTGGGTGTACTTGTAAACTAAAAGGCGCGTCTAAAAGGTTGGGTCGTTTTAGGGCGCACATAACAATAGACAACAAAAAGGTGTCTCTTGGTTCTTACGACACCGAAGAAGAAGCGCACGCAGCCTACAAGGCCGCTGCGGAAAAGGAATTTGGCGCGTTTGCGCGCGCTGAATAGAGCGCCGGGCTGACCCGGCATTGGTAAACTATAGGAGAATACAATGAACGACGTAGTATCTTTCGGCAACGGCAACCTCCCCTCCGTCCAGTCCCTGACCACTGCCCTGCGCAGCCTCGAAAGCGAGGTCGGCGCTGCCGGCATGGTCATTCTCAAGATGGACAAGACCGGCCATTGGGTGTTCGGTGCCGACCAGACCGAAATCGACGACGACAGCACTTGGGCCATCAACCCGTTCTCCTTTGTCCACGGCTTCATTGCCTGGGGCGAGGGCGAGGTGCTGGGCGAGAAGATGGTCCCGGTGTCGGACCCGCTTCCCGAAATGGATAACCCTCCGCCGGGCGCCAAGCGCGGCTGGGAGATGCAGGTCGGCATGAGCCTCAAGTGCATGAACGGCGACGACAAGGGCATGGAGGCGCGCTACAACGTCACCTCCGTGGGCGGCAAGCGCGCCGTTCAGAAGCTGGCTCTTGAGATTGCCGCGCAGGTCGAGAAGGACCAGACCAAGCCTGTGCCGGTGGTGCGCCTGAAGAAGGAGCACTACATGCACAAGTCCTACGGTCGCATCTTCACGCCCGTCTTCGAGATCAGCAACTGGATTGATCTTGAGGGCAAGACGGATGCGCCCGCCGCTGAACCGACGCCGGAAGCCACCGTCCGTCGTCGTCGTACTGCGTAAGCGGGCGCGCGGGGCCGCTATTTCCTCCCTGGTTGGGCGGCCCCGCACCTATGATCATTTTAAGGTATCTAAGATGAACCGATTGCTGATCAGCTTTTCGGGCGGCGAAACGTCCGCCTACATGACTTGGTGGATACTTCAGAACTGGCGCGACCGTTACCCCGACATTCTAGTTGTCTTTGCCAACACCGGACAAGAGAACGAACAGACGTTGGAATTTGTGCGGCGGTGCGACGAACACTTGGGGTTCAACACGTTTTGGATTGAAGCCGAGCAATATCACGGCGTCCGTAAATCAGCCGGTTTCAGGTTGGTTACGTTTGAGACAGCGTCACGAAACGGTGCGCCGTTTGAGGACGCGATCCGCAAGTACGGCTTACCCAACAGCAAGTTTAAAGACTGTACGCGCAACTTGAAACAGAAGCCAATCGAGGCGTGCGCAAAATCATTCGGTTGGAAGCTAGGCGAGTATGATTTGGCGATTGGCATCCGCGCGGACGAGATCGACCGCATGTCGGCCGCCGCGCGACAGCGCCGTATCGTGTACCCGCTTATCACCGACAATCCCATGACCAAACCCAAAATCAATTCTTGGTGGTCGGCGCAGCCGTTTCGGCTGGAACTGAAAGGGTATCAGGGTAACTGCAAATGGTGCTGGAAGAAGTCATTTCGCAAGCACCTCACCATTATTGGCGAGAACCCTGAACACTACGAGTTCCCCCGGCGCATGGAGGCGCAATACGGTTTGGTCGGGCCTGAGTTTGCTAAGG